TACGCGGTAAACATATGCCGTCCTTGTTGGTGACAATGAGGTAATAAATCGGGGAAAATCGGTAGAAGTCTTGATGTTATTGATTGCAATAGAATTCGGCACTGGTTATCATATTCGTGAGAGGGGTTGTTTTTTCATGAATAGAAATTCTAAAGGGCAATTCGATAAAGGAAACGGGTTCAAAGATTTAACAGGTAAAAAGTTTGGTAGATTATTCGTTGAAGGTTTATCTGACAAAAAGGCTGGCAGGAAAGCTTATTGGTGGTGCAAATGCGAGTGCGGGAAAAAGAAAGAAATCCGTAGTGATTCTTTAACACGTACCACTAAACCAGTCCGTTCATGCGGCTGTATTCGTGATGAACAAGCAACTATCAACGTGAAGGTTAATCATAAACATAAAGGTAGTTACACCGCGCTACATCATACCTGGATGCGGATGAGACAACGATGTAATAACCCTGATAACAAAAGATATGAAAATTATGGTGGCCGAGGGATTAAAGTCTGTGATGATTGGGATTCAGACTTTGAGACTTTCAGAACTTGGGCGCAAAATAATGGTTATCATGAAGGGTTATCCATTGAACGAATTAATGTAGATGGAAATTATGAGCCTACTAATTGTACTTGGATCCCTATGGAAGAACAGGCAGTAAATAGAACGAGTACAGTCTGGGTTGAGTTTCAAGGAGAAACTTTGAATCTTAAACAGTGGGCTGAAAAGTTAAATATTAATTACGGAACATTAGCTGCTAGGTATAGAAGAAGTGGTATGCGACCACCTGAACTATTTGAACCTGTTAAAAAGAAAATACCGAGGTAACTAAGAACATCACCTAGCACCGTAACGCATAGGGATTGAGCGTTAAGAGAGCGATAATATCCCCACGAGTCCCCGACAACCAATAAAGGTTGTCTTTTTTATTGGTTGAAAATATATGCTGAACCGGGTACGAATTGACGTACCGTTATGCGAGGTGACTCCCGGAAGTAGAGGATAAAAAGCCACTACGATAACAAAATTGATACGTAGAGTACGGTACTGGTATCTATGCTCAAAATGGAAATGGCCGGAGAACACCCTGGACATATTTCAGTACAAAGCTAGGGCGTTATGTAACGACTGAAGGTATGAGAGCTCAAAAATTTTGGGGTCCTGCTGTTGACGCTGGAAGGGATTATTTTGAAACAGAAATGAGGCGATTAGGCTTATGACGAATTATTATGCCTTGCCTTACTTTGAATTACAGAAGGCTATTTTTCAAAAGCTAACTGTTTGTGAATTACTAACGGCCATTACGAGAAAAGATGAATGGGACTTAGGTGTTTATGATGCAGTAGACGAAAACACACCTTATCCTTATGTGACAATATCAGAGCCGTATTCATCACCTAATGACACTAAAACAAGCAATATTGAAAGCATCACGTTTACCATTCATACGTGGTGGAAGGATAACGATGATTACAGTGGTAAACGTATTACTTATGAGATGTTATCGGCTTGTCAGAGTGCTCTAATGACGCGTAATTACGTTATTCCAAATGCGTCAGTCTTAAGAGTAGAAAGACGTGATTCAAGGGTGATAGATGATAATATGCCAGGGGTAAAGCATGGCATTTTAACAATGCAATATATAATACAAAACATTTAACAGTCCTGTGAGGCTGTTTTTATTTTAGGAGGGAAAAGCTAAATGGCACGTTTAAACGGTAAAGACAGTCTATTGTTAGTGCAACCTACTAACAACGCATTGGCTGCTGATGGTTTTTTGATTGGAGATCAAACAGAACATACACATTCTTATGAGCGTGAGTTAACGGATGAACAAACGAAATTCGGGCGTATCTTAGGTCCAGGACAGTTGTCAGAATCCTTGGATGTTACGTTTTATGGCAATACAGATGATCCAGGGCAAGTTGCTGTTCTTGATTCAATTGTGAAAGGAACACAACTTAAAATTTGGGAAGTCGAAAAGCTACTTAACAAAAATGGTAAGCATAATGCGCTGTTTGCATATACCTACGTAGAATCACTTGAAAAATCAGCGCCTACAGATGGGTTTTTAGAGATTTCAGCAACACTACAGGTTCTGAATACATCTAAACAAGGTGAATTAAATCCATTACCAGATGATGTACTGAACTTTGGTGATTATGATTTCGAGGCTCCGGGCGAAAAAACTGGGGAGTTTAATGGTGAAGAAACAACAACTCCTGTTGCAGTAACAGGTTTATCGGTGAATCCGACAACGCTAACTGTTGCTGTCGGTGATACAGGTAGCGTTGTAGCGAACGTAGTCCCGGTGAACGCGACAAATAGATTAGTGACGTTTACATCGAACGATGAAGCCATCGCAACAGTTAATGCGCAGGGTGTTGTAACAGGCGTTGCAGATGGTTCAGCTACAATTACAGTAACAACAGTCGATGGTGGATTTACAGCAACAACAGCAGTCACGGTAACTCTATAAAGGAACGAAAGAGGGCTAACTGGCTCTCTTTTTTTAATGAAAACAAACAGAAAAGGATGATCATAAATGGCTCAATTATTAATTGGTGAAAACACTCTTACAGCGAAGTTTACTTTTGCTTTTAAAAATAAGGCGGATAAAGAATTCAATGATTTAGATGCACATGGTAACCGTCCAGGTGGATTTAATCAGATATATCAAGGCTTATTGCAATTTGATTTAGATGCTTTACGCGCATTTTGGATGTGTGGACTTGCTCATTTATCTAAACAACCTAGCAAAGCAGAAATTGAAGCAGCGTTAGAAAAACGAATTGAAGAAGATGGCGATGTAGAACCATTATTCAAAGAAGCTTTCCGAGAAATTGATGAATCGGGTTTTTTCAAAAAAGCTGTCAAGACATATTGGGAGAACTTAGAGCTATTCGACAAGATTGCATCCGAGGAAGAAAAAGAACAAGCAGAAATGGGAATCGAAATGCTGAAAACAGCGAGAGCCGAATTATTAGAGAACAAACAGATCGAGTTAGCGAAATCCGACAAATCTATCGAGATGCAGCAAGATATTTAAGGGTCTATGATCCAGAGTTAATTCTATCTTGGCGTCCCAGTGAGTTTAGAGCTTTCTTGGAAGGGGCTCAAGATGCTCGTATTGATCATTATCAAACATTGGCTGATGCAGCCATGTTTAATCGTGTAGCAACTAATAAGCCACGCATTAACCCTAAGAGCGACTTGTTTGATGCGGAGAAAGTAAGAAAGTCCTTGCATCATAAAGGACCTAACCCAGAGGTTAAGAAACGCCAACATGCAAAAGCAATGGCAGCATTAAAAAATTGGAAGCCATAGAAGGGAGAATGCTATGAACGGAAACTTTTCAGCTAGAATTGGAGCTAGAATCACAGAGTTTATGGCCCGTATGAGGCAAGTTCGTGAGACGATTCGCACTTCGGCAAATGATGTACGAGTTGACATTGGCGCAGATGTTAGCCAATTTAATCGACGTATGGCTGAAATCCGAGCACGTATAGCGGCACTTACTCGAGATCGGGTTGTCGTCAAAATAGAGGCACGAATAGAGAACTTCCAAAGAAAAATACAACGTATTGCAACAGATATTCGTGCCTTTGGTGAATTAATGCAACACACGCTATCTGGTTCATTAATTGCCGTTCTACCGATGATTGTGCCACTAATAGCTAACATAGGTGTGGCTATTGCTAATCTTGGTCCAATGATCGGTACATTAGCTGGATCTACTTTTGCTTTAGCAGGGGCGTTCGCAAGTGCTGGTGTAGCAGCTGGAGCCTTTGCGGCAGTTGCAATCCCGACTATCAAAAAGTTATTTGACGAAAACGCACAGTTAAATGCAGCTCAAAAGAATGCCAAAGCTTCTTTTGACAACATGAAATCAACCTATCAGGGTCTTGTAAAAGAAACTGAAAAGCCAGTGTTAAATGCTTTTACAAGTGCAATGCAGGCTACAAATACATTACTCACAAAGTTAAGACCATTGTTTATATCCAGTGCTCAAGCAGTATCTAGCTTGATGACACAACTAAACACAGCAATCGGAACGCCACCAATTCAAAAATTCTTGGACTATTTGAACACAACAGGCGCACCGATGTTGAAAACAGTGACTCGTTCAATGGGGAATCTCCTTCAAGGTGTATTTTCAATGTTAACGGCATTTGCACCATTAACAGCATCAACAGCTAAGGGCTTCGAAGAAATGACAGCACGTTTTGCTGAATGGTCAAATGGTCTATCAGGAAGTTCTAAGTTCCAATCCTTTATGGATTATGTGAACACAAACATGCCAAAGATTCGAGCAATCTTCCGAGATGCAACTGCTGGTATTGTTTATTTCTTCAGTGCATTTGGTGGATCATCGAGCGACATGATGACGGGTTTAGCTAATATGATGGCCCGTTTTAAAGAGTGGTCATCGAGTTTATCTCAAAATCAAGGGTTCCAAACATTCCTGTCCTATGTCCAACAGACTGCACCTAGCATTCTTCAGTTAATTGGGAACCTAACTAAGTTTCTAGTGAATTTAGGCATTGGTATGGCTCCTGTTGGTGCTGGACTAATGAACATCGTTAATAATATCTTAGAGTTTATTAACGAAGGGATGGAAGGCAATCGAGTTATCGGTGTACTTTTAGCTAGTTTTATTTCAATTGGTGGTGTATTGCTAGCTGTCGTACCTAACATAATTGCTTTTAGAGAGCTCTTCAAAGGTTTAGGTCCTGCAATAACGGGCGGAGTTGGAAAAGCATTAAAGGCTGTTAGTGGGTTGTTTACTAATTTTAGTGGCACTATGGCAGCAGTTGGCGCTAAGGTCTTGTCCTTCGCTAAAACCTTTGGAAAAGGATTAGGTATAATCACAAGTCCAGTTGGTTTAGTCGTTTTAGCAATTGTAGGTTTTATCGCCATTTTGGTACGCCTATATCAAACAAATGAAAAGTTTAGGTCTCAAGTTCAAACAGCCTGGGCAGCTATCAAAACCGGTATTTCTGTTGCAGTAACGGCAGTTAAAAATTTAGTAATGTCTGTATGGACACAGATCACAACATTTTGGAATGAGAATCAAGAAAGCATAAAGTCAACAGCATCTACTATTTGGAATGCTATTGGTACCGTAGTTACTACTGTTATGTCAGCCATTGGAGCTATCATGCAGTTTATTTGGCCTGTCGTTAAAGCTTTAATCGTTTCAACTTGGGAGGCTATAAAAAACGTTATCCAAGGTGCCATTAATATTATTTTAGGTATCATTAAAACGTTTAGTGCTTTATTTAAAGGTGATTGGCAAGGCGTTTGGGATGGCATTAAGCAAATCTTAGGTGGAGCATTACAAGCTGTATGGGGTATTGTTAACCTCTATTTCGTAGGTAAACTACTTGGTCCATTAAAAGCTTTTGGTTCAACCGCAAAGACGTTTTTACAGGGAATTTGGACTGTGATAAAAGGAATCTTCACTAATACATTAAATGCTATAAAAAGCATTGTCACATCCACGTTTAATGGAATCAAAACTACCATTACATCGATTTGGAATGGAATTAAGTCATTCTTTACATCGATTTTAAACGGTATCAAAACAGTTTTTACAAGTGTATGGCAAAGCATTGCATCCTTCCTAGATAATTTATTTTCAAGTATTTCAGGTCTTGTACGTGCTGTTTGGAATGGTATTAAGAGCGTAATTTCAAGTGTTTTAAATGCCATAGCTAATGTCGTTAAAAGCATTTGGAATGGAATAAAGAATTCAATTACGTCTATTCTTAATGGTATTAAGTCTACGATTACAAGTATTTGGAATGGCTTTAAAAATATTGTTTCAACAGCGATGGGTAATGTCAAAACTGCTGTTATTAATGGTTGGAATGCGGCTAAATCATTTTTAGAAAATATTAGTCTAGTGAAAATTGGTGAATACATTGTAGCTGGTTTAGTGAAAGGAATTAACAACTGGTTTGGTAAGGTAAAAGCAAAAGTTGCGGAACTTGCAGAACTATTGCCAGCTTGGCTACGTAAAAA